TGAAGGTATTATGGTTCAAGACGAGAAAGAAGAATATGAGTTATATACAATGCTTGAAGAGATTGAAGATAATGTATGGATTATGACTCAAGAGATAGATGGTGAACTTGTAGGTAAAGAACAGAAGTTTACAAATAGAACAAGACCATTTGCTTATCAAGGTTGGATATGGAGTCAAGGTGATTACTATCATAGACCATATTGTGATGATTATATTGGAGATTTAAAAGCTGTTAATACATTTGCTAAAGTCCTTACTAAAGGTGCTTTAATTAGCTCTAAGAGTATTACTATGGTTGATGAAAGAGCTGGTAGAACAAGACTTAGAGATGTTGTTAGAGCACAGAATGGTGGAGTTATACAAGGCAGAGCAGATGATGTTACTTCTTATCAACATGGAAAGAACTATGACTTCCAAGTAGCTCAACAAGCTATGGATTCATTAAAGCAAGAGCTAGCAGTTACATTTTTAATGACTGGTGGTTTAAGAAGAGATGCTGAGAGAGTTACAGCTGAAGAGATTAAGATGATTAGCCAAGAAGCAGAGAATGGTTTAGCTTCTGTATATTCAATGATTAGCAATAGACTTATAAAGAGAATGGTTTATTGGGCTATGGATGACTTAAAGATTAAAGATAGTGAACTTGATGTAAATATAGTAACTGGTTTAGATGCTTTAGGTAAACAAGCCTTAGCATCCAAGATAGACGAGTGGGTTACTAGAGGTTCACAGATTGGTTATATTGATAGAATTAAAAAAGGTGAATTAGCTTTACTATATGCAAGTCTTTATAACATTGATACAGAGTCTTTACTTATGACTGAAGAAGAATATAAGCAGATGCAAGAACAACAACAACAAGCTTTACAACAACAACAGATGCAAGAAGCTACTGCTAAAGGTGCTGAAGCACAAATGTCAAATACAAATCCAATGCAAGGAGGACAATGAAAATGATTGTTAGTCACAGTACTTTATGTGCGGTTATCAACACGTTTAAGCTGGCTATAGAGCCTAACCATAAAGAGAAATAAGGATTGTAAATGGAATTAACTAACGATAAATTATTAGCTTTAAAAGCTGAAGGTAAAACACCAAAAGAGATTGGATTAGAATATGGTTTAACACCACAGAAAGTTGGTGGTATGATTAAGAGAGCTGAGTTTGAATTAGAAAATGCAGTTGAAGATGATGAGTTTGCTCCAGAGTTATTTGCTAAGACTAATAAGGTTATTAGAGATAGTTCTATGGGTGGTAGTATTATTATGACTGCTAGAGAGTATGCAGAGTATTCAGCAGCTAATAATCGTTATCAAGGTCGTAAAGAAGGACAGATGACTAAGTTAGACCCAATGGCTTTACGTATTGCAATCAATGAGATTGGTAGAGGTGATAGAAGTGGTAGAGAAGTTCTTGAACACTTAAAGAATAAACATGGTATTGATGATGATGGTATTCGTAGAGCAGCTATGGCTTTAACAAAAGAAGAAGAGGTTGCTTATGCTGATGTATTGAGACCACTTGGTTTGAGACCATAAGGAGTTTAGATGTCAGAAACATTAACTGGTGAGCTAGAACCACAAGGTGAAGTTACATTACCATCTGATGTAGTTGTTGAACCAACAATAGATGATTTTATAAGTAGTAATACTTCAGAAAATGGAAAGCTATTTGGACAGTTTGATAATGTTACACAAGCATTAGAGCATTATAGAAAGCAAGAGATTACACATACTAATAATATGAGGGAATTGAAGAATGCTGAGAAGTCAAAACAAAATGAAGTTCAGTCTGTTCAGGCAGAGCTAGAAACTACTCAAGCACAAGAAGCTATTGTGTCCGAGTTACTTCCAGAGTTTATTAATAATAATATGAAGCTTACTGATGAGATGGTTGAGAAGATTAAAGCAACTGGATTAGATGAAAAAGATATTAGACTCAAGGCTTATGAGGTAAGAGAGAATGCTGAAGCTATGAAGGCTAAAGCTTATGCTATTACTGGTAATGGTGAAGAATACTCTGCTATGATAGCTTGGTCACAAGACAAGCTTAGTGATGCAGATAAATCAAACTTTGATAAAGCCATACAAGGGCTTAATGGTGATAGTGCTATAGGAGCATTAGCTATTGAAGGTTTGTATAGCAGATATAAAAATAGAGATAATCAAAGCAATGAACCTATACAACAAACTAGAGTTCAAGGTGAAAGTCCTAAGATTGCACCAACTGGTGGATATACAAATTTTAATGATTTATCTCGTGATAGACAAGCTTCACAGAAGAATCCAGCACTTAGAGAACAGTACTTAAAGAAGTTATCTATGACTGATGATAGAGTTCTTAGTTTACGATAGCTTGACTTTATGATATTTTTTGTGATAAGATTTCTTTAAGATTTTTTGTTGGGTCACTCCAACAAATGTTACACTTTAATAAATGACTTCAATGACCATGAGCCATAGATACTCTGATATTAATTTGGATTGTTTGAGATGACGACAAATCAATCAAATTCTAAAATTAATAAAGCTTTAATTAGCTAAGGAGATTTACTATGGCTTTTACTGGTGCAACTAATCCTTTAACAGGTACAGATTCAACAGATACGTTAACACGTGATATTCACGCAGGTGTGTTAGAAGCATTACGCAGACCAACACTAATTTTTAATACAATCTATAAACAAACTGGTACTGGTGGTACAGGTCTTAGATTTATTATTGAAGGTAAAGAAGATACTGCTGATACTAATGTTGCTTCATACGCTACATCTGGTACACAAATCAATGTTACTTCTGGTACACAAGATGAATTGGTTATTAACTTTGATAGACCACAATATGTTGCAAGACGTGTAGATGGTTGGGACGAAGCAGTTACTAACTGGGGTGTTATGGATATGCAAGGTAGACAAATTCAAACTAAACTATTGAATACTATTGACCGTAAAGCTATTGCTGCTGTTGAAGCTGCAACTACTGCTACTGGCTTAGTTGGAAATGGCGATGGTACTGTTGTTGTTAATACAGTTATTGCTTCTGCAACAACTCCTACTACTAAAGGTAATGCTTTAGCTGAGTCTATTATCGCTGCTATTGCTGCTATTCGTGGTAATGATGACTTTGGTGATTTACATATTATGGTTGACCCAATCAACTATTCATATTTACTTCAGTCTGATAAGATTGTAAACACTGACTATACATCAGGTAATGGTGGTATGGATACTGGTATTGTTAGAACTGTTGGTGGTGCTACACTTATCCAAACTAATAACTTTCCAGCTACTGCTGCTCTCGAAGCTATTGTTTATGGTATGCAAGCTGCTGGTGCTGCTATCCTATGGGATGTTAAGACTAAGATTCTTGATGATGATGACTTCTTGGATGCTAAACGTATTCAATCATACTTCTCTAACGGTATGGCTTCACTTCGTTGTCAATCTGC